TATGAGCAATTATCATTTCAAAGAAAAGAAAATGAGTTTAAAAGCAAAGGGCCTGCTTAGTTTAATGCTAAGCCTGCCTGATGACTGGAATTACAGCATTAGCGGCCTTGTCAAGCTATCTAAAGATGGCAAAGATAGTGTAATGAGCGCGCTTGCTGAGTTGGAAAAGTTTGGTTACTTGACAAGAGAAAGAGTAGTAGATGAAAAGGGAAGATTCGCTGGCGTAGAGTATAATATTTATGAAGAGCCACAAGCTGAAAAGCCTATTGCGGATAATCCTATATCGGCAAAAGAGAATGCGGAAAATTCGCCTGCGGAAAAGCCGCGACAATTAAATACTAATCAATTAAATCACTTAAAGAATAAAATATTTATGTATTTAAACACTAAGGATGAAGAGCTGCTGGCGCTGTATGAGCAATACATTACAATGCGCGAAAGCATTAATTCTCCTTTAACTGAAAATGGCTTAGAAAAGCTTATAGAGCGTTGTGAGCGTCTTTCTAAAGGCAATGTTAGAATCCAAAAGATTTTGCTTGAATCTGCTATTATAAACAACTGGAAGAATGTATATCTTCCAAGAGAGCAAGAACTAGAGGCCGCTAACAACGATGTAAAAGACGAATTGCGCAGTCTGTTTGGCTTAGAATAATTTTTTTCCAATTCTTGTATTGACAAATATTGGCTAATGCTTTATAATGCGCAGTGTCAAGTGAAGACAGCTGATTCGATATACAGTAAATACTGCGAATCAGTTGGCCAAGTCACTAAAAATCAGCTGTACCAATTCAAAAAGTTGTTGCGGCTCTAAGTGAAATTCGCTGCTGTGGCTCAGTAGGTAGAGCAGCTGATTCGTAATCATATGTCGCATTTTAGAGCCTCTAATCAGCTGGAAAGTGTTGCGCTGCAACGCTTTTCGGCGTTTTTTGAATCCAAAGAATACAGCTGATTAAGCTTGACAAGGATGTAGAATCAGTAGGCCAAGATTAAGCCAGCTGATTCATGTTGCTTATCACATTTTTGAAAGGATAGGGAGTTATGGGCGTTAAGCACAAAATCAAAAAGGGAGCAGCTGTTGGCAAAATTGGCATTGGCGAAGCTTTTGAAGAGTTCGCCGCTGAGAAAGAAGCAAGAAACCTTTCTGCATCTACTTTGCGCAATTACAGACAGAGCTACGAATATTTTCTTGACTTCAATGGCTTGACTGAGGAAAACACACTTGACGAAGTGGAGCAGAAGCATTTTTACAAGTGGGCCAACTCAATGAAAATTGATGGCGTTAAGCACACTTCAATCAATCATTACTTGCGCGATGTGCGCGCGTTCTTCTATTGGTGTATGGATGAAGACAGAGAATATATCAAGGATTCATTCAAAATAAGGCTTGTAGAGGGCCAAGAAGAACAGTTAAAGCTGTTTGAGGATGAAGATATTGAAGCGCTGTTAGTCAAGCCTACGCGCAATGACAGCTTCGTAACATGGCGCACTTGGGCAATTGTCAACTGGGTACTTGCTACTGGCAATCGCGCGGCTACCATTTGCGATGTAAAGGTAACTGACATTGACTACAAGCGCAAAGAAATCAGGCTTGGACATACTAAAAACAAGAAAGCACAGATTGTTGGGTTGTCTCCCTCTTTGGAAGCTGTGCTAAAGGAATACACAAGAGCATTCAACATTACATACTGGCTTTTCCCCAATGTAGGTGAAGAGCAACTCACTACAAACGCGCTGGCGCACTCTTTCCAAAAGTATTGTAAAGATAGAGGCGTTAATCGCACAAACATTCATGGCCTGCGCCACAACTTCGCGAAGTATTGGATTAAGAACGGCGGCGGCATGCCAGCACTCCAAAACATACTTGGCCATTCTACACTTGACATGACGCGGCGTTATGTTAGACTTTTTACAGAAGACATCAAGGAAGACTTCGAGCGCTACAATCCGCTAGACACCTTAAAGCGCAAATCCAAGCGCACACTGAAAATCACAAAAGGTGAATAAGAAAAACCCCTTGCTAATTGCGGCAAGGGGTATTTTTATACAGTTCGCGCCATGTCGAGCGCAATTTGAAAATTGGAAAAATTTATGGTATAATAGTAGTATAAAAGAAAAACCCCTAGCCAGTAATGGCTAGAGGTATTCTAAGCTTACAGAGAAGCAATTTTGTCATACATGGTAGGCTCTTTAGCCTTGACTTCCTTTTCAAAGAAAGTAGCAATGAATTCGCGCTTCAGCTCAACGAAAGTGATGGGAGTAGTCTCAGTGCCAATAGGCTTCTGAGTCTTGTCCTGCTTTTTGGTGTGCTTGCCGCTCTTGCTGATGTTGTCAACTTTGGGGTAAATGTTGCGCTTGACTTTCTTTGCGGCGGTAGTCTTCAGCCAAGCAACCTGATTGTTAGCCTGACACCAAGCAATGATGTCGTCAATGTTCCAGTCGCGATAATCTTTCATAGCAATTCTCCTTTATCTATTTAGTCTAGGATAATTTCATTATAGGAATATAATTCCAAAAGTCAATAGATTAAAATTTGATTTTTCAAAATTTTGGCCACAAATTTTTAAAGTAATACTATACAAAACGCACTTATATTCGTAAGGGAAATCAAGAGAGCAGGCTTGATTATCTCTGACAAAAGCCATTATAAGAAATTTTCCTTTAACTTTTTTCTCCTAAGGTAATGGGGCGTCAGAGCCGCCCTATTATCTTTGGGAAAATTTGTGGCCACAAGGAGGCAGAATGAAAGAGAATAGAGATGTTTATATAAAAGTGAGAATGACAGAAACAGAGCGCCAATAGCTACAAGAATACGCTGCGGCGCATGGTATAACAATGAGCGCGTTGATACGCGTTTTAATTTCTAACAAAATAGCGGAGGATAGCAAATGAAAACATTCACAGTATTTAATTTAAAGTTCGCCAATATACTGGCGCGCAAAGGCCATTAGATTGTAAGTGTTGGCATCAATGACAAAAACCCAAAGTATTATGTATATAACTTTGAGGACACAGAAGAATTTAGAAAAGATTTAGCTGCTTTAACTCAAAAGCAATAAACTAACATAACGAATTAACAAAAGGAGGCATTAAAAATGTCTGTACCCAATTAGGATATAATTAAAATCGCAAAGCGCGAGCCATTTGATACAAGCCATATCTATGGCCGCTTTCATATTGACGCCTTACAAACAGCAATGAATACACTAAAAGGCGAAACACTAAAGCTTTGGCTCTATTTAGCAAAGAATCAAGACAACTACCAGCTAGAGCTAAGCCAAAAGGCTCTGCTTGAATGGGGATTAAAGAAAGATGCGTATTACACAGCGCGAAAGAAGCTAATTGAAGTTGGTTATTTAACTCCTGCGCGCGATGGCAGCAATATATATATTTTTTCTGAAATTCCGAAAGAAAAGCAGTAATTCTGAAAATCCGAAAAGTTTTCTGAATTTCAGAAAAGTTTTCTGAAAAACCGTAGAGAAATATAACAATATATAACATATATATTACATTATTATCACTGCCTCTCGGCAGCCTGCGGCAGCCAGACAGGCTCGGCAGTGATAAGCGCTTCGCGCATCAATCAATTTTTGGAGGAAAGCAAATGGAAGAAATCTATAGCTATACAGCAGAAATAACCCAAAAGGCAATTGAAACTCAAGAAGAATTCATCTTCTAGACAATCGCGCCATTTTGTGAAGAAATAATGGAGCAACACATATCAAAAGAATACTTAGTCAATGCACTTCTAAAGTATCGAAGACTAGAAGCAGAAAATGAAAAGCTTCGCGCGCAATTGGCGCAAATCAATAAACTATCTAAAATAATTGTGTAATTTGTCAATAGATTTTGAGCTATTCGCGCCCTATAATAACAGTGCCAAAATCTTATAGGAGGGCGCAATTATGATTCAATACACAAAACAAATGGCACATTATGACGAAGTATGCAAGCTGTTTGAGAGCGCAAATATGGCATATGACGAAGTAAAGATTGATGGCTATAAAGTCACATTTAAGCTGACTAAAAATAACAAATCCATTCAATCTATCGTTGACTTTAAGAGCGATGATTGCTTAAAGCAAGTTGAATTTATAATCAGCTCTTTTGAAAAAGTGCTTAGTTGGGGATGAGCGCGCAATGATTATTCTTTTCCCAAAGCGCAAAGGCGTCAAAGTAGCAACAACAATTATTTTTCAGGAAATAGAAAATGTAAAATCCAGCCATAGTTATTTCTTTGCTCTTGGACAAATCTACTTCGCCGCAAAGTTTGGCGCCATTACATACAAAGAACAGATTGCACTTACAGAGCATTTAAATGAAAAATTAAGACTGACTGAGGGGGAGTGATTTCACTCCCTCTTTTTTGCGCCCTCAGAGCCTCTGAGAGCGCTTTTTTAGTTTGGACATACAAACACAGCGCGAAAGCATAAAAATCGCTTGCGCGCCCTCTGAGAGCCTCAGACAATCACAAATTTTCTTTTTCTAAAATTTTTGGCCGAAATTTTTTAACTCTGTTACCACAAAACGCACTTATAAACAGAGCAAAGGAAAGCTCAAAAAATTTTGGAGGAAAATTAAATGGAAAATCAAACTATCTACACTGCCGAAGAGGCTTTACTTATCAAGATTGCTTTGGCGCTGAATACTCCCAACGAATCCAAGGAGGAAGCGCGCAATGGTAAATAATTTTTTTATTGACTTAGACAACGCAAGAGAGGGAGAGCGCATTGTGCGCGAAGAACTATCCAAGCTGCTTCCTCACTATAAATTTGAAAATGTCTCTAACAATCGCGCCTATTGGCACAAAGGCGACATCAAAGCAACTGATGAAGAAACAGGCGATTCTGTATTTATCGAAGTAAAGCAGGACAGCCGCATTGCTGATACTGGAAATGTGCTATGTGAAGATAAAGTTTACTATTACGGAAGAGGACTTAAAGACGGAAATATGTATTCTTCTTATGAAATATACAGCATTGTTTCTACCAGTGCGCGCCGTATATGGTTTATTGACTTTTCTGTACTACAATCAATCTACAAGAAAAGCGGCACATACAAGCAAATCAATCACTTTGACTAGACAACATATGCTTATCTTGTTCCTTTAACAAAAATCAAAGAAGCTGGCGGCATAATTGCTGTAATTGAATACTAACGGAGGAAAATCAATGCTTTAGTTTATTGGAGAGCTTTTGCTACTGGCAGGAGCATTTATAATTGGCGCAACTCTAAGCATACTGGGCGCTTACTACAAAATTGAAGAGCATTTTGGCACAGAGCGCGCAAAGCAATTCCTAGATTTCTTGCGCAAAAAGTGAAAATTTGAAATGCAATCAATAAATATGATAAAATATAACTACGCAAAGGGAGACAGTTTATTCTGTTTCCCTCTTTTTTTGGCCTAAATTCTTAAAGTTACCTTTTCTAAACTCCACTTTATACAAGAGCCCAAAGGAGGTGGCGCAATGGCTTTATCAAAAAGACAAAAAGAACTGCTTGAATATATGCTTGCGCATCCACAGCTGCCTGAGACTGTTTGCGCGCGAGAATGCGGCGTTCCCAACTCTACTTACTTTGATTGGAAAAAGAAAGGCGAATTCACAGCAGAGCTTGACAGACGCTTAAAAGAGCTTTGGAAAGACTCTGAGCGCCTTGCGGTAGAGACGATGCTTTCGCTATGCAGAGAGGGCAGATTCGATGCAACAAAATATATACTAGACAATCTCGGATATAAGGCAGTCGATAAAATCCAAGCAGATGTGAACACAGAAATTAATATTTCTATCGACTAACAGGAGGAATAACAATGGCTATTTATGCAAGTGACATTGTAAAACAGGCTGAAGCTTGGCTTGGCTATAGCGAAGCAAGCGGGAAACACAAACAAATTATTGATATCTACAACGCACACAAGCCTTTGGCTGTTGGCTACAAAGTAAAATACACTGACGCATGGTGTAGCACTTTTGTTAGCGCTGTTGCTATCAAATGCGGCGCGACTCACTTAATTCCCACTGAATGTGGCTGCGGCCGCCATATCGCGCTATTTAAGAAGATGGGTATTTGGGTAGAAAATGACGCATACAAGCCAAGCGCTGGCGACATTATCTTTTACGATTGGAGCGACAATGGAAAAGGCGAAAACACTGATGGCGCATCCCATGTTGGCATTGTCCAAAAGGTTGTTGGCTCTAAGATTTATGTAATTGAGGGCAACTACGGCAACACTGTTAAAGTAAGAACTTTACAAGTCAATGGCAGATACATTCGCGGCTATGGTGTGCCTAAGTATGATAAACCAGCTGCAACAACTACAACTGCACCTAAGACAGAAACAAAGAAAGTAACAATTGAATTGAATGTGCTTAGCAAGGGCGCAACTGGCGCGCAAGTTAAGACTCTACAGCGCTTATTAAATGCTCATGGCTACAAGATGACTAACGGCGGCAAAACATATGGCGTTGATGGCTCTTTTGGACAGGCTACCAAAAATGCTGTAATTGCTTTCCAAAAGGCAAAAGGATTAGCGCAAGATGGAGAAGTCGGCGCAAACACATGGAGCGCGCTGCTTAAGTAATTGCTAATGGCACAAATTAAACTGAATTTAAAGAAAGAGCTATTTGTGCCTAAGTTTTTCCCTTTGCTTTGTGACTATTCCCACAGATGGGAATTCTATTGTGGTAGCGCAGGTAGCGGCAAGTCATACAGCATAGCTCAAAAGCTGATTATTAGATGCTGCCGCGAAAAGATTAAAATTCTTGTGTGTCGGCGCTACGCTACAACATTGCGCAATAGCTGCTTCGCGCTCTTTAAGGAAGTGCTAACTAAATGGAAGCTGAATCCTTATGTAAAGATAAAAGAAACAGATATGAGCATCCAATTTCCTAACGGCTCTCAAATTATCATGGTAGGACTTGACACAGAAGAAAAGCTTTTGTCTTTGACTAATATTTCTACAGTTTGGATTGAAGAGGCTTTTGAAGTAGAAAAAGCTAAAGTTGAGCAGCTGAATCTGCGTATGAGAGGCGCTGCCGCAAATCAACAATTGATACTAAGCTGGAATCCTATTTCTAAAAACTCTTGGCTTTATGAATTTGTAATGAATCCGCCTGCCAATTCTATTTATCATCATTCTACATACAAAGACAATCCATTCTTAAATGCTGAATACATTGCGGCACTGGATGAAATGGCAACACGCAATCCAGCTAAATACAGAGTGTATGGTTTAGGAGAATGGGGCGTTGATGTTGAGGGCCTAGTTGTTACCAACTGGCGCGCAGAAGAGTTTGATGCTATGGAGCTTGCGGCTCTTGGATATGAGCATAGAGCAGGCATGGACTTAGGTTGGATTGATAAGAGCGCAATTATTGACACTCTTTATGACAAGCAAAACAAAACAATTTATGTTTTCAATGAATTTTACAAGAGTGGCTGCCAATTAAGCGAATTAGCTGGCGCAATAAGAGATATGGAGCTAGCGCGCACTAAAATCTATGTAGATTCAGCTGAAGCGCGCAGTATAGCCTTTTTCAAGCAAGAGGGATTGCGCGCAGAGGCTTGTGCTAAGGGCGCAGGCTCAGTTAAAGCAGGACTAATGTTTTTACAGGACAATCTAATCATTGTTCATCCTAAATGTAAAAACTTTATCAATGAGCTTGAAAACTTTAGCTATATCAAATCGAAGCAAACTGGAGAATGGACTGAAGACACAACGCATGAATGGAGTCATGCTATTGACGCCTGCCGCTATGCCTATAGTGATATCTACACAAATAAGAAAATGAAAACAATTAATAAAGCAGCCTTGAGCTTATAAGGAGGTTAAAATGTTTTCTATTTACGATGGAAGAACTAAATTCTATCAATGGGATTTAGACAGAAAAATTATTGTAAAAGATGACTCAATTGCTGAAGTGCATTTCTGCAATCGCACAGATAGTTGTAGCTTAGTAGTTGAGACATACAAAGAGGGCGCACTGACAGTTGCAGATGTGCCTAATGTGCTTTTACAAACAGATTGGCGCATTAATGTATATGCGTATGATTCTAATTACACAAAGTTTAGTGATTGCTTTGAAGTAGTCAAGCGCACTAAGCCTGCTGACTATATCTACACTGAAACTGAGTTGAAAAACTACAAAGATTTAGAAGATAGAGTTAATCAAATCGAGCAAAACGGCGTAAGCGATGAAAAGATTGCTGAAGCTGTTAATGACTACTTAGAAGAGAATGAAATCGAAGTTGACTTAAGCGACTATTACACAAAGAGCGAAACAGATAAAGCCATTGAAGATGCTGTTGGCGCAATCAACATTGGCGGTGTTGCGCTTGATGAAATTCAAATTAGCAATACTGCGCCCACAGATGAAAATATCAAAGTATGGATTAATCCTGATGAAGCTGATACTGAATATGCTCTAAAGTCTGATATTCCTGATGTTAGCGCATTCCAAACAGAAGAAGATGTTAATGCTCTTATCAATACTGCTTTGGGGGTAATTGAGAATGGCACTTATTGAGAAGTTAGAAGCTATTGGTGATGCTATTCGCGCCAAGACAGGCGGCACTGATAAATTGACACTTGATGCTATGCCTGCGCAGATTGAGAGCATTCAAACTGGCGGCGGTGAAATCCCTGAGGAAGCTTTTAATATTACTGGAAGATGTATGTATAAGTTTTCGGGAACAGGTTGGAATTGGTTTATTAACGATTACGGCTCAAGAATTAAAACAAGTGAAATAACACTGCCTGAATATATGTTTGGAGATAACAACACAATAGTAAACATTCCTTTTGATATAAATTTGAGTTCTAGCAATAG